GAGATGATGGCCGAGTCCTACCGCGCGATCGGACTGAACGCGCTGGGCCTGCGAATATTCAACGCCTACGGCGCGGGCGACGAACTCAAGCCAGTCGGCCGCCAAGCGCCAATGACCTGGATGCAGGCGGCGAAGCGCGAGGGCAAGCCCGCGGTGATCTACGGAGACGGCACGCAGGCAAAGGACTTCATTCACATTAGCGACGTGGTCGAGATCATCATGCGGCTGCTGGAGTCCGACGCGCAGGGGATCGTCAACGTGGGGACCGGCGTGGCGACTTCGTTCGATGCCCTGGCCGGGCTGATCGGCTGCGAGCGAGAGTACCGCCCGATTCCCGACCCGGCGAGTTACCAGTACTACACGCGCGCCGACACTTCGCGGCTGCTGTCGATCATCGGCCCGTACAAGTTCAAGACGGTCGAGGAAGGACTGTCCCTGTGAAGCCATACCTCGCAAAATTCAACGTCGAAGCATCCTACGCTGCCAAGTATCCGTTTAAGCAAGGCGAGATCGTGTTAGTCGCCGGGCGAAGTCTCGAACATGCCCGGCCACATGGTCATTGCCCGCTCAGACGGCTCTGTATCGTGGGGCTGGCACAAAGAGAACTTCCGAAAGTTGAAGGTTTCCGAAACATGAAAATCCAAGCTTACCTTCCCTGCTTCAACGAAGCGGACGTCCTCCCGCACACGCTGCGCCACCTGCACGAGCAGGGCTGCGCGGTCCACATTCTCGAAGGCTGGAGCAACGACGGGAGTTGGGAGATCGCGCAGCAGCAAGCCGACTCGTGCGAACGCTTCCCCGCCGACGGTCCCGACACAATCCAGAATTGCACCGCCATCCTGGAGCGCATCGAGCACTTGGCTGAGGCGTCGGACGCCGACTGGATCTTGTACAGCGATGCGGATGAGTGGCGGCGCGCTCCGGCATTCGACGGCCAGTCGCCGACATTTGCGAAGGCATGGGACGACACACTCAATGACGCGGTGAGAGTGATCGACCAACGCGGCTTCAACGCCATCGACTTCCGCGTGTTCCAGTTCTACGCGGTTGGCGATATGTGGAACCGCCAAGAGCACGACGGCAAAGTCAGCCCGGAGCAGTTCTTCCGCTACTTCGACGAGACCGACTGCATCTCGCGAATCCCCAACCGCAAGCTGTGGAAGAACGTCGGCCGCGTGCAACTGACAGGCGGCGGGCACGAAGTGCAGTTCCCCGGCATGCGCGTCTACCCGCTCAAGTTCACGATGAAGCACTACCCGTTCAGGACGCCGGCACAGGCGAAAGCGAAGATCGAGACGCGCCTCGCCCGGCGCAACCACCAGGAGCACGCGCAAGGCTGGGGAGTGCACTACGACCAGTACCCGCCCGGCTTCGACTTCTGCTGGGACCCGGCAAAGCTGCTGTACTGGAAAGACACCAGGAGCCCGCTTCCATGAATGATTACTACCGCATGCTGTTCGGCATCCCAATTCCAGGAATTCAGATAGTCGTAGATCCCTACATGCCTGGGCCTGTCCAAATCAAACACGCCACGAAGGGGCCATATCGGCGCAGACGAGAAAAGAAACTAGCCAACGACCCGAAAAACTGGGCCATGCCGAAAATCGTGAAAGTTGGCAACGCTTATTACTGCCACCCGTGGGCACTCGCGGTTCTCAAGCTCGCTCTAAACTCAGGGAGGAGTCCGCTGCCGTGATTACCAAGGGCTTGATGGTGTGGCTCTTAGCGAGCGCCGTTTTCGCGCTGTTGAAGATCATCACGCGGAGACGGTGCTAAAATCCCTACCATGAGAGCACGCCTCAACCGTTGGCTCCGCGCCGCCTGGCGCAAACTGAACCCGCCTCCGAGCCCGATCCCCGGCCTGATCGCCGAGAACCGCGCGCTATCGCAAGCCATGGCCGACCTGCACGCGCGCAACGCCGTCCAACTCGACGAGTCCAAACGCTTCCTTGCCGAGATGGTCGAGGCTCAATCGATGTGCGGCGCCGGGCCGTGGCGGCCAGGGGGAACGGAAGGCGTCGACGCGCACGCGGCCAAACTGACTGAGTGCGGCGTGCAACTCCGCGAAGCCGGGCCGGTCGGCGACATCTCGCCACTCGGCGCGTACGGCATGTACGAGTTACTCTTGCAGAACGTCAACTGGCAACGCGAGATCAATTACTCGTGGCTAGAGTTCACGCGCTGGGGAATTCAACAAATCATCCTGATTTGCCGACTGTACTACATCAAGAATCCGATCATGCGCCGGCTGGTCGACGTGATCGCGCAGTACGTGTTCGCCCGCGGTTACGACATCACCACGAACGACGACGACGCCAACGACCTGATTACCGACTTCATCAAGCGCAATCAGAAAGTGCTTGGACACGTGGCGCTGACCGCTCAGCAGCGGTCGAAGAACACCGACGGCAATATCTTCTGGGCGTTCTTCATCGACAAGGGGACCGGCCTCTGCGACCTCCGCACCATCGACGCGACCGAGATCCAAGACATCTGGACAGATCCCGACGACGCCGACTGCCCGCAGCTCTACCAGCGCATCTGGACGCAGCGGACGCACTCCCCGGAGGATGGCGCGGCGGCAACAGTCAGCCGCATCGAGTGGTATCCCGCGATCAACTACGAGCCGACAGCCAGACCTGCGACGATCAAAGGCTATCCGGTCAACTGGGAAACGCCGGTCTATCACCGCAAGATTGGCACGGTCGGCAAGTGGCTGTTCGGCTGCCCGCCAGTGTATCCGATGGTGGACTGGGCAAAGGAGTCTCGCCGGTACCTGGAGGCTTGCGCCAGCAACGCGCAGAGCTTGGCGCAGTACGCCACTACCGTGACCACCAAAGGCGGACAGCAGGCAATCGAGGGAATCAAGCAACAAATGGAGACGCAGGTCGGACCAGGCAGTCCGATCTACGACACGAATCCGCCAGCGGTCGCGGGCGCTACCTGGGTCAGCGGACCCGGCACGACGCTCAGCGCATTCAAGACTCAGGGCGCCGGATTGGACCCGGAGAAAGTGCGTCGATATCTGCTGTTCTGCTGTATGGTTCTCGGGATGCCGGAGACGTTCCTCGGCGACGTCAGCACCGGCAACCTCGCGACCGCAACCAGTCTCGACCGGCCGACGGAAACCGTGTTCCTATCGATCCAGGAAGAGTGGATCGAGGACCTGACCGTCATCGTGCAATACATGCTGACCCGCAACCTCAAGGCTCCAGGAGGCAAGCTCCGCGAAGCGTGCGTTGCGCCCGGTGCGGTCAAGATCACCGCCGCCGCCCGTCAAATCTGCGCGCGGCCCGGTGGCGCGCACTACTGGGGATTCCGCGAAGCGAAGAAAGCAGCGGCTACGGACATCGAAATCCGCGTCATGTTCCCGGCGATTCGTGAGGGCGACGTGCCGGCGTTGGTGAAGGCCGGCGTAGAGGCGATGACGCTCGACAACAAAGGCGGCCAGATCGTCGGCGTCGATGAGCGCGAGGGCGTGCTGTGGCTCATGAATCAGCTTGGCTGGGAAGACGCTGAGGAACTCGTCGAGAAAATGTACCCCAGCAAGCCGGGCGGAAAAGGCGATGACAAGTACGATGCCTACGACCCCAACCGGCAGAAGCAAGAACTGCCAGCGCCGATCCAGAAATTGCAAGATCAGCCCGGCGTGCAGCCGCAGCCTGGGCAGGTGTCGGCGACAGTCGCGACACAAGGTCAGCAGCAGAACACGCCACCGCCCGCGCCGACGAGCGCCAAGGAAGCCGTGCGGCGCGCGTTCACGCGGCTCGCTGAGGCTGTCGCGCCGCACTTGGGGGACTAATGGATTACTACATCGATTTCACTACCGTGGCCGGCGATGAACCAAACACCGTAAAGGCCATTGACGCCGTAAAGGTCAACATATCTATGGTCCGCATCACTGACATGGACAAGCCAATGTCGATCAACCTTTGCGACCACCCACTCTACGAAGAGTTGGAAAAGTATGTGCTGGCGAACCGGAGGCGCAGTGGAACTCACGCCCGTTGAATCGTCGCACATCGCCGCGATCGGCTACCTGGAGGCTGACCGCGTGCTACTGGTGCGGTACAAGGACGGGAGTCTTTACGCGCGTCTAGGATGGAGTTCGGCAGCGTACGAGAGCTTGATGCGCGCATCGAGCAAAGGGAAGGTGCTCGCCGTATGCACTGGGCCATCGGTTCCGATCACGAAAGGAGGCAACCATGCGGGCGTCCCGTCAAACGCGGGCGGCGATCCCAACGCCGAGTCCGAAATAAGCAGGCTGGGACATTCGACTTTGACGAACAGCGGGGTCGCGTCGGGAGAATGCGCGGCCCCATTAAACGTGATCGACGAGGACGCGGACAAGTGCTGCCGGAAGAGACTGCTTGCGGCGCTCGCGTCCTGGAGTGGTGACGAGCAGAAATACTTGTATTCGTGGGCCTGCCCTAATTGCGGAACGTTGTTCGGCCCAGAGTTGATTGCCGGCACGCGCTACTGGCGCATCCAGGCCATCGTCAAGATCGTGAGGAGGCAACAATGACAATCTTAGAGGCATCGAAGATCGTGCATGAGTTGTGCTCTCGTGGCGTGGGAGTCCCCCGGTGCGATGGACCGCAGGTAAACGGGCCGGTGACTCGACCTTGCAAAGAGCACATCGAGTTAGGTTGTGCCCTGATCGGCAGGCAACTGTGCAAGTGCAAGGGGGCCGATGAGCCTGTGCGCCGATGAATTCAGAGTTCTCAAAACTGGAGTTAGTAGTTAACGATCTTCTGAAAGCAGGCCGTAGCGGAAGAGAGATAGGAGAAGAACTTAAGGTGGTTTCCGGCACTGTGTACCAGGTTATCAAGAGGATTCGAGAGAAGGAAAAGGCGAGGCGGTTGTTAGGTCTAAATGCTGGAGATGACGCAGAGGAGGCTACCCTGCCATGAGCCTCCAGCGCATCGCCGACGCCGCGAACGACCTGGCCGAACTGCTGGAGGCATCCGCCCCGCGCGGACTGCGCCACCCCAAGCACGCTCAGCACATCGCACCGGCCCGCGCCAAGATCAAGGCGGTCATGGCGCATTTCTTCGAGCGACAGCGGAAAGACATGCTGGCGGCTATTGAGCCGCACATAGAGAGGCAGTTGTTGCTCCACCCGAAGGAGGCAGAAATGCGAGAGGCGTACGACCCAGATGAACCGCGAGTCGAGGGAGGGCCACACGCTGGAGAGTGGACAAGCGGCGGTGGAGGAGAAGAGAAAGAGGCAAGCGACAGAGTCAAGCGAGCCATTGCGAGCCAAGTACGGACAGGGCAACATGAGCAACTCATTGCAGATCGCAGTGAAGATGTATTGAGTCGCGGGATCGGTATCCCTCGGACGCGAGACAATTCAGCGTTTGATCTGAGAAACGATGAGGTCGGGATAGAAGTCAAGACATTGGTGAACGGGAAAAATGAAAAAATCACCATGTCAAAAACTGCTCTTGGCCGGAAAATCGCAGAGCAGCGCGCCGACGGAATCAAGGCCTATACCGTAGTGGTAGATCGGCGCACGGGAGGGCTAACGGGGAAGGCTACGTACTACGTCAAGGAAGGGCTGGGGTCTTTTCGACTAGGGAGTATGGAAAAGATAAGTCTGTCGGATTTGCGCGAAAGAGTGAAGCCATGAGTATGGAGTTAGGAAACGAATTGTGGATCGATGGAAAGTCGTCTGGGTTGTTGGGGCAATTCGCCAGCACGCAAGGATATTCTCAATTGATCGAGCACGCGCAAGGACACGAATATCCACTACTTGCCGCATTCTTTCACCAGGGAGCAACGGATAAAGTTGGGGGGATACGCAAGGAATTGGCCCATTTGATCCGAGTCACAAATGACGACGATGTAGCTTCCACTGCTAAGGCACTGCGTGATCTTGCGAAGGGGGAGGATTTGTTGATCGTCACCAATGGGGCAAGTTGATGCCAAGTCAAGCTGGCAAGACATTCGCCCAATCACTGATACCGACGAGCCTGCACCCGCTGACATTCGCAGCAACCGCCGCCGAGACCTCCGACTACAACGACGCCATCACGAGTCTAATCGTCGCCGCGGCCAAGGGCATGAGCGCAAGCGAGGCGGCCGGGGAGGACTACGCGGGCGAGTACCTTGCGAACAACTCACTGTCGAAACTCACAGGCGGGCTCAACGAGACCAGCATCGACCGCCTGCAAGACGCGCTCGCGGACGCCTGGGACAAGGGCGGCTCATTCGACTCGATGGTCCAGGCGATCGAGGACACGTACGACGATTTCACGACGACCCGCGCCGAACTGATCGCACAGACGGAGGCGAACGACGCCTACTCCGACGCGCGCCACGAGATAGCGAGCCAACTGGGCCTCGATGAGAAACGCTGGGACCCCGACGGCGAGGCGTGTCCAGAGTGCCAGGCGAACGCCGACGCCGGGTGGCTAGATATCGACGACGAGTTTCCGTCAGGCGACGATGCTCCGACGGCCCACCCCGGCTGCGACTGCTCGTGCGACTACCGCAAGTCGAGCGACGACGAGGAAGAAGAGTCGTAGTATAATCTCCGCATGAAAAAACTACTCTGGGTACCCTTGTTACTTCTGGTCGCGGCGGGGACTTCACTCGACGCTGGCCAATACATGACCGCCAACTGTGCCGGAATCGAGCAGTCCATTAAGGACGCCACTAATTCCGACTGCGCTGGAGGTTGCTCCGACTGGCAGTGGAGATACAACTACTCTGTCAATTACTCCACTTACATGACTCCGGCCTGCTACTCGTACCAGTAGTCAAACCCCCAGCGCTTCCTGAAAAGCAGTGAGCACCTGATCGCGTCCGAGGTCGAGCGCGGGGCGCATGTACGGCTGAGCGGCCATGCCTGGCCAGCTTGCCTTGTACGGGTACGGGCCCGCGCCGGCTGAGGCCGCGCCGCGGCGACCCGTGCCAAACTCAACATACGCCGCGTAGTAAGCGCCGTACGTGATGTAGCCGGTAACCTTCGTGCCGACCCATTCCACGCGTGTCGACCCGCTCGCCTTCAGTTCTCCAGTGTCGACCGGCACAAGCTCCTGGCTGATCTCGAGCACCGCATTGGCGCCGACCGTTGCGCCCGCGATCAACTTCGGCACGAGCAGCGCTTCGAGCCTGGCGAAATTCCCCGCTTGAAAAGTGGCATTCGCTCGTAGATTGATAGCACACCTCCTATATCTTGCAAGCGCCGCCGGTCACGGCGACAATCTCCTGCACGAGAGTAAGTACCGAGCATCCGCCATTGGCCGCGGACACCGGGCACGCCGCGCCAGACACGATGGCCGCCACGATGAGTTGCACGTCGGCGACGTTGACCACGCCATCTCCGTTCAGGTCGCACGGACTGAGTACTTTGATTGAGAGGGGGGAGCCCGCGACCAGTCCGTTGACGTTGAAGCCGTCGGCCGTCGCAGCGAATATCCCGCTGAGCGGAATCGTTTGCGTGCCTGGAGTGGCTGTGGATGCCACCGCGACCGGAATAGTAGCGAGCGTCCCGTCGGCGAGCGCGGTCAGTGACCCGTACAGGAGACAAATCACGACACCACACGTCCCGGTGTCGCCGGTCGGATCGGTGGAGGATACGGTCGGTTGCCCGATGGTGAATCCAGCAGGCAGCCCCATTGACCACTGAAGCGCGACGATGCCCTGGCCAGCGGATCCGGAGACATTGAGTGTCGCGACGAAGTTCCCGCCAGCGGTGACAGACGCCGGGCCGGTGAGAGTTAGAGTGGTGGTCTGGGCCGACAGCAGCCCGCAGAACGCGAGAGCAGCGAGTAGTTTCACGCAGCGATTATAGTATAATCGCGCCCATGAAGAAAATCTTGCTCGCTCTCACGTTCGCGGCAGTTGCCTTGGCACCCGCCAAACCAGCCAAAGCCGACGTGTGCGGTGCCGTATTCGTCGTCTACACCGCGGGGGACCCGAACATTTACGTCGACGCCGGACAGTGGGTCGCCACCTGCATCAGTGACGCGGATTTCGCTGCCGCGCTGGGTGCCGCAGTGACCGTGATATCCGTGTTCTGATGGCCAAGTGATACAATCGCGGCATGCAAATCTATACTTTGCCCGACGTCACGCCGAACGCGAGCGTCGTCAACCTTGGGACGGCCGCGACCTCAGCGGGCACCCCGACCCGCGCCGTGTGGGTCAACATGACCGCCAGCGGTACGAGCATCCGCTATGGCGATGC